TTTATATGGAGATCTAGGTTTAAATGGAACTTATTTATCTAGTGTAAATAACGGTGAATATGTAAAGGTTGGAAATATCGATACTACATATACTAATACAGACCATCCAGGTTATACTGTGGAGATTTCTCCTTCAGGTTCTACTGGATTTAATACTTCTTATGGAGATAATCCTATGATTACTGAATTAGCAGTTAATGTATCAGCAGTTTCTACTAATTTTGATGTAGCAACTTTAGATCCTAACTCTAGAGCTGTAATGTTTAAAACATTAGCAGATGGATGGAATTGGGATGATAATACAGCAGGTGTATTTACATTCTCTAAAACTGGAGTAGATGATTTTGGAACAGTTGAAGATGGCGTAATGACATTAGATGCTAAAGTAGGTATGTATGTTCCAGGTGATGACCAAAAACTTTCTAGAATTTTAAAGATTGTTAAACAAGTAGATGGTAATACAACTAAATACATATTTACAACACATAGACCAGTTTCTTCAAGACCAGGTTACGCACTTAAGAGATATGAAGATGCTGCAGGTGTATATAAAATGTTTGCTTTAGATGGAGCGACACAAACTGACAAGACAATTGCAGAATTATTATCAGCTATTAAGCCAGGAACAGGTTTAGGTAATGCATTAATTGATAAAGATAACATTACATTTAGATATGTTATTGATACGTTTGGTTCTTTAGAAGCAGGTGGAATATTAAATAAAGAAGAATTAACTTTCTTATGTAAAGAAAGACAAAACGCTTCTGCTATTCTTAACGCACCAATGATTAAAGAATTAAAAGCTTCAACTAATCCATCATTCTTAAATGAATTAACTGGAGCATTTGATGTTAACAACGTTGCAACGGGTGGTAACTTAAACTTAAACCCAAGTGCATTATACACTTTACCTTCAATTAACGAAGGAGCAACTTACGGATTCTATTACGGTCCAGGTTTAAATGTTATTGAAAACGGTAAGACTAAGGTGATTCCACCAGCGGCTTATATTTCAAATAACTATATCGATAAATTCTCTGACGCTCTGCCATGGTCAATCATTGCAGGTCCAAGAAGAGGTGTTGTTGGTGGAACTGGAGTACAATCATTAGAATTTGCATTTGATAAGAATGATAGAGATGTACTTGAACCATTTGGATATAACCCAATCGTATTCGAAAGAGGCGTAGGTTTAACAATTAAAGGAAACAAGACTGCACAGCAAGGAATTCAATCAGCACTTTCTTCAGCACATGTAAGAGAAGCTCTTATATACATTGAAGATGGATTAGCAGAAATTCTTAAAAACTACCTATTTGAGTTTAATAATGCTCAGACTAGATTAGAAATTAAAACTTTAGCAGATAACTTTATGGAGTCAGTGAAGAAAGATGGTGGTGTATATGATTACAGAAACATCATGGATTCTTCTAACAACACTACAGACGTTATTGATAATAACATGGGTATTTTAGATACGTTTGTTGAACCAGTTAAAGGATTAGAGATTCTAGTATCGAGAGTAACTGTACTTAATACAGGTGAAATTGCATCAGGAAACTTTGCGTAAAAAAAGAGAATATATAAAATAAATATAAAATAAACGATATGGCTTTACCACATTATTCAGAAGACCAAACTAGTAAGAAAGGCAAGAACTTTGAGCCAGTACAGGTTAACCTATTCGAGGTAACAATTTTACCACCGGATGGCGTTGCTGGACAGGAACTGTTCTTACAACACATTAATTCAATTACAGGTTTGGAAGCTCTTCATAGAGAGGTTGCTGCTATCGAGCAAAAGTATAAGTTCTCAACTAGATCTTACGCTGGAATGCCTGATGGAACAGCAATCGATGTAACAGTGAATTTTTCACTAAACTTAAACGATTCAAATCAAGCATACCTTTACAAGTCTTTAAGACAATGGTATAGATCTCAGTATAACCCTGAGACTGGCGAATTAGGTCTTAAAAAGAACTATGTAGGTACAATTGTAATCGTACAGTTTAATAGAGAGGGTGATATTTATAGAAAAGTAACACTTGATGATTGTTTCATTACTTCAGGCTTAGGTTTTACAGGTGAACTAAACTACGAAACTGCAGATGTGCAGACTCTAGAAGTTACATGGAGATCTGATGTTTACGCTGAAGAGTTAAATTAATAATTATTAACTAAATTAAAAAAGGAGGATGTTTTCATCCCCCTTTTTTTAAAAAAACAAAACATAATATAATAATCCAATAATAACAGATTATGAGTGATAAATTAACAAAAAAACTTCAGGTACTTTTAACTGAAGAGGAGGTCCGAGAGGTCAATAGGGTTATTTTAAATGAAGCCCTAGAAACTGAACAAAGACCTATTTCTGTTAGTGCTTTTATTAGAAATCTAATACAAGATGAATTATCTAAAAAAAGTATTGAACAAAAATCAATAATTAAACAAAATCTTAAAAACCTAAAAGAAAAATAACATGAGCGAAAAAATTAACAAAAAAGATCAGGAAAAAGAAGAAGCAATGGCTAGAGCTTTAGATGCAAAAGAAAGAAATCAGCCCCGCGTTACTACAACTGATGAAGCAGAAACAATGGTTGAAGCTATTGAGAACACTGGATTAGGTAAAGTTAATATGGATAATTTCGGTCCAGAAAAAGCTAGACCATCTGATGACATCTTAGGGTGGCATGTATTAGATTTAACTACATTACCATCTAAGGGTAAATTTTATCCAGAGGATTGTGTAATTAAAATTAGATCTGCTAAAGCTGCAGAGATTAGACATTTTTCTACTATGGATGAGAATAACTATATCGATATGGAAGAAAAGTTAAATTCTATTGTAGAATCTTGTTCTCAATTTAGAACGGGCGAGAAGAGAATGTCGTATAAAGACATTTTAGAAGAAGATAGAATTGTTTTATTACTTTCTATTAGAGATCTTTCTTTTCCAGAGCCTGAAAATAAATTAATGCTTAAAGGTAAAACTGCAAAATCTAAGAAAACTGTAGATATAGAATTATCAGTAAAGAATTTAGTACCATCTATTATAGATGAACAAATTGAAGATTATTATGATTCTAAAGCTAGAACTTATATTATTAAGACTAAATCTGCAGGAACTGTAAATATGAAACCACCTACAATTGGTATCATGCAAGAGATTACAGCATATCTTAAAGATAGACAAGAAAAAGAACAAGAGTTTGATAAAGCATTTATTCAAGTATTACCCTATTTGCAATCGGATTGGAGAGGTTTAAATTTACAAAAGATTTTCCAATTAGAAATGGAATATAAGGGTTGGGATGAAAAAAAGTTTATGGTTGTCTATAGGCTAGCTGAGAGAATGAAAATCGGTGTACAAACCGAATTAGAAACTACCTTTGATGGAGAGACGGTGAAAGCCCCTCTTGACTTCCCAGGTGGCATCAAAAGTCTTTTCATTATTTCAGATCTCGCTGGAGAATTACTTTAAGACTAAGTTCTATCTGGGTATTCATCTTAGAATGCAACCTTCAGAAATCGAAAACATGTATTACTACGAGTATTGGTATTACGTAAAGAATCTGTCGGAACACATTAAAGCTAAGAATAAACAGCAAGGGGAACAACAAGAACAACAGGAGCAGTCGATGTCATCAATGAAATCGCAGTACGCACCTAAGATGCCAAAAACCCCAAAAATCTCTACGCCATCGCTAAGAATGCCGAAGATGTAAGAGATATATAATATAGTAATAAGGAACACCACTTTTACAGTGGTGTTCCTATATACTTAAAAAAATCTACTAGACACATAGACCTATGATGAATAATATCGCAAAATTTCTTGAAAGTGGCTTTAGTAAACTAGGCAATGATGGAGAAGTTTTAGGGCAAGTAGCAGAAAACACTAGAGAAAGTGCTCAAGCCGTAGCAGTTGGTGGCGACTTATATGAAAAGGTTAATGAGTTAACAGAAGCTGTTACTGCCATTCAAGAAGGTGAAGGTGGCGGTGGTGGTCTTAAAAATGCAATGGCAATTGCATTGGTAGCACCTGCTATGGAGCCTCTTGGTAAAGGTCTACAGTTTGTAGTAGATGCAGTAAATAATCTACAAGATACTGGCGATGAAGTTAAGGCTAAAATGGAAGGCCTTGCTGCAGGTTTAGTTCTGTTAGGAGATGTCGGTAAATCTATTCTTAAATTTGCAGGTTATTTATTTTTAGCAACACCACTTTTAATAGTTGCAGCAATGGGCGCTCCGTTTATTGCCGTTACTTTGTTGTTATTGACTAAAGCAATACAGTTATCTACTAAAAAACTAGATGAAGAATCACTAGAAAAAGTTAAAATGCTAGGAGATGTCGGCAAGTCTATTCTTATACTTGTAGGTTCATTAGCATTAGCTAGTCTTATTATGCCGCTGGCGTTAAGTGCTCTTTTACCAACATTAATGATAGTTGGATTATTTGCATTATTATCGGTTATATTACCACCTAAAAGAATAGAAAATATAAAAGCGGTTGGAGAAGGTATGCTACAAGTAGCCCTAGGTCTAGGTGCTATGGTATTAGTATTAGCTTTAACAAGTTTAATTATAGCACCTGCTATTAAAGGTGCTTTGGCTGCGGCTGCAATCATGGTTATACTTGGTATTGCATTCTTATTAATACCAAGAAAGGCTATAGATAAAATGGAAGATGCTGGTAAAGGTCTATTATTTGCAGCTGGAGCTATTCTAGGCCTTGCTATTGCATTAGCCCTATTTAATATAATTGCACCACCACTCGCAACTCTGCTTGATATTGCTTTAGTAGTAGGTGTAGTAGGACTTACCTTTGGAATAATAGGTCTATTATTTGCCAAACATATTGAAAAGGGAGCTAAGGCACTTCTGTGGGCAGGTCTTTCAATAGTTGTATTAGGACTTTCAATCTTATTCTTTAGTAAAGTAATAGGCGCTAATATGGGAGGCGAAGATATTGTTAATTCATTCTTGCCACTATTATTAATAGGTGCAATTGGTGCTGCCTTCTATTTAGCAGGTAAAGGTGCTACTGAAATCGCAAAAGGAGCCGGCGCTATGATTATAGGAGCTGTTGCTATAATATTAACAGGAGTCGGTATTTTAATGATGAAAAAGGCTCTTGGAGATAATGGATGGGAATTAATAGGACAAACTTTAGCACTACTTACTGGAATTGGTGTTGTAATGGCACTTGCGGGAGTTGGTGCAATGTTTATACTTCCAGGTGCAGCTGCTTTATTAGTAGCAGGTATCGCAATGGTTACAATTGGTGCGGGCTTATTAGTAATGGGTAAGGCATATGAATCATCAGGCGTTAAAGCCATGATGCAAGAAAATACTGATGGTGAATTAGGAATAGTTACTCTATTTAAAGGGATTGCAGATGCATTTGTTATGTGGCCATGGACTGCTGCTGGAATTGCGCTAGGTGCAGGTTCTATGATTATGGCAGGAATAGCACTTATTACAGTTGGCGCAGGTCTTCGTGGATTTGCTAAATTGGTGGATTCAGGTATTGACTTACCGAAGTTGGCAAGCGATATTTCTCTAATGATTGGTACGCTAGCATTGCCATTCCAAAAAATTGGAGCAGGCGAAGACGTAGATGTTATAGACCCTAAAACTCTTAAGCCGACGACCGTTAAATTTGGTGGATCTACGGGCGGATTCATGGGCTTAGGAGGAAGTAATCCAGTTTCAGATGGTATTAAAGCCACGATGAATATGGGTAAGGCATTATCAGGTATTGCTGGTGGTGTACAAAGTATGGCGAACTTAAAGTTCCCAACTGCATTTGATAAAGATGGTAAGGCTTCTGCATATGAGACTATTGGTGGAGATGCATTTAAAAAAGTTATCACTAACACAATGATGATGGTTGGTTCACTTGCACTTCCTTTTGCTAGGATTGGTACAGGTGGCGTGCAGAAAATGATGGGACCTGATGGAAAAGAGGTAGACATGGATTTTGGTAACGCTTCTCCTGGAGGCGTACTCGGCTTCTTAAAGGGTGGAGGTGCTATACAAAAAGGTATTAAGTCTGTAATGAATATGGGAACAGCGCTAACCAATATCGCAGGCGGTGTTCAATCAATGGCTAATCTTAGATTTCCACAATTTGACCCAGAAACAGGTGAAGAAAAGGGCCACAGGGCAATGACGGAAACGGATTTTGAAAACGTCCAAAAAAATACTGAAATGCTAGTATCTTCTTTAGGGGTAGTATTTGCTAATATTGGAAAAGATCCGGATGCGCAATCCCCGGGTTGGTTTGGAAAATCTAATATTGAAAAAGGTATTGAAATTGTTACAGGTGTTGGTAAGCCACTGCTTAACCTAGCGAAAGGTGTACAAGCAATGGCTAATCTTAAATTTCCTATTTATGATAAAGAGGGTAATATTACAGGTTATGATACAATTAAAAGTGTAGATGGATTAAAAAGTACAGTTGGTGAAAATACTCGAAAGTTAATCGAAGCTCTAACAGATACTCTTACAACAATCGGTAAAGACGGTGAAGGTGCTTCATCTTGGTGGCAAGGTACTAATAACTTTGAAAAGGGTATTGAAATTGTTAGTATGATTGGTGAGCCATATAAAGTACTTGGTGAATCTGTAAAAACCATTATTGAAGTAGTAGGTAAAATGGACTCTTCATTATTTAAAGGTAAAATGGCAGATATTATTAGTGTATTTACATCTGATGAAATTATCGGTGTAGATTCTGCTCTAATGAACTCTAAAAAACTTTTAACATTAGCAATTGGAGATACTTTTGAAAAGTTAGGTGATTCTGTGCCTGCTATTGCAGATGGATTAGCTAAATATAAACCAGAACAGGGCAAAGCATTCTTCGGTGCATTTATAGGACCTGTAGATCCAAAAGATATTTCTGGATCTTACAATAATCAAAAGCTATTATGGAATGCAATAGGACATTCAATGGTTCAAACTAAAGATTCAATGCCAGGTATTACAGCTGCTGTTAATGAAATGGACATGGAAAAACTAGTTGAATCTAGAAAAATGTTCGAAGCACTTGGTGTTCTTGCAAAAGGTGGAGATCCAGGAGATATACTTGCATCCATGGGAGAATCCCTTGAAGCAGCTTTACAAAACTTAGCGGATATGTTAACTGAATTTAAAGGTAGCGTAGAAGAGGGTGTTGCAGCTCAAGGTGAAGCAACTGGCGGATTAACCGGAGCAATTAAATCATTCTTGCCTAAGGCACAAGGAGCCAGCGCAGCACCGTCTAGCTCTGGAGGAAACGATGATGTCGTTAGTGCGGTAGAGAATCTACAAAGAGCCCTTGTTTCACAGGGTATTAAAATCAAAAAGGGTGGTAGTAGCTTTTTTGATTAAACTTTTTTAAAGTAATTCATATAACTTTAAAATAAGTTAATATGATAACAAGTACTACATCTCATTACAATAGTTCTACTATTAATTCAGCAACATATAACGTTACAGATAAAACATTAACAATTGTTTTTAAATGGGCAACATACGTCTATGAAGCAGTAGATCAAAATACATGGGATAAATTTAATACAGCAGATTCTCAAGGTAAAGCACTTAATGAATATATTAAGGGTGAATTTGAATATGCTAAGTATGAAGAAGATAAAAAAGTTGGAAGTCTATTGGATGAATTACCACCAGCGGATTACCAATTAGATAATTAAAAAATGTTCTCTAGTTGCTAAAATAAATAAAAACTAAAATTATGCAAGAATTATTATTTTTTGGTTTAGGTGTTACAACGGTATTTGCAGTAGCAGGTGTCGTTGCGATGTTTAGGTCACAACAGAAAATCGCAGATATGCAACAACAAGTCGATGATTTAGAAGAATGGCTTGAAGACACAAACGATTCAGTTCAAAAAGAATTGGATGAATTAGATAGACAATTAGATTCTAGATTAGATAAACTAGAAGCTAGATTTGATAGCAGGTTTACAGACCATGCATCCTTTGTAGATGGAATCCTTAATTCTGTCGACAAAGTAAAGAAAAAACTTAAGGAAAGAACAGTCTAATAATGGACTAGACTAGAGAACACAGGAGAGGTGGCAGAGTGGTCGAATGCACTGGTCTTGAAAACCAGCGTACTGCAAGGTACCGGGGGTTCGAATCCCTCCCTCTCCGCAAAAATTAAAACTATGACAGACTATCAACAATCAATAGAAAATTCATTTCAGATGCTAACAGGGCAGGCAACTATTGAGGCTATTTGTATGGCATTGACATTTCAGCTAGAAGATAAAGATGAAATCGTAATGCCTATATTTTTTTTAGAGCCAGACTCAATTCCAGAGCCAAGTCAAATTGATGACATGATTGATCATTTTGAATTTTATGAAGAATATGAAAAATGTGCATGGCTTTTAGACTATAAAAAGAAACTTTAAAGAAATAGGAAATATAAACTATAAATATATTTAAAATGACGAAGGCGAGCATTGTACAGAGACTATTAGATAAAAAACAAATTACAGCAGAAGAAGCTGTAGTTTTACTTAAAGATGAGACATATAACCCACCGTCTTATCCTATGTATACTCCTAACCCATATTATGATACTCCAAATACAACACCGCCTCCAGTTTGGTGTTCAAGTAGTAGTTGGGAATATCCCGATACTAAATTTACCCCTCCTACAGAAAAATAATTTCAAATCAATTTTCTAATGAAGAAGTCGAACAAGCCCGCGAAGCCCAACGGTGATGACGATGTCGACCGTCGAAAGAAGTTGCAGTTTAAAAAGAAAAAGCAACGTCAAAGAGAACAAGGTATTAACTATAAAAATATTAGGTCACTAACAGATCTAGATGATTATGAAGATGAATATAATTTCTGAGAAACCATTAATAGTAGATTATTCCGATATGGATGATAAGTCATTTATGCACTTCCATGTTACAGACATTCTAAGGGACTCTGATGATGCCTCTAAAGGAGTTTACGGATTATGCAGGGCAGGCGCGTTTGGCCGCCTGGTACACATCTTAACAAGAGCTGGAGCCCCCGAACCTACAATTGTCAATGTCATTAACGATCCGGAAGCAGAATTGACCTATGAGCTCGAGTAAAGAATGTCCAGTATTCATTTTTTGGGAAGATGGTTGGAATACAGAAAAGGTTGAAACACCAGATAAAGACTCTATATAATAATTAAATCAGTTGTTATGCCAGAGTTAGCAGAACTCAAATTTACATCAGACTACGTCAATCAAGTATCGGAAGGTATGACTTATGTTGGAGTCAAAAAAAATCCAATTCATAAGTGTGAAGACATTGACCAAGAGTATTTTAACGGCCAAGAATTTACTATTACTTCAGAATCTAGAGGTAAAGAGATGATTCTTACTATGGAAAGAGACCAGGTACAAATGCCTATTCAATTTACGATGGGTATGACAGGTCATTTTAAAGTTACAAATACTGGCCAAGAGCCAAAACATACTCACCTATTTTTTTATAGATCAGATGGTACTACACTTTGTTTTGTAGATGTTAGACGTTTCGGTAAGTGGAAAGTAGCTCAAGACTGGAATGCTAAGAGAGGACCAGATCCAACGATAGAGTACAAAGCATTCTGGGATAATGTGATGACTAATCTGACTAAACTGAAGAAACCACTCTTTGAAATGCTGATGGACCAAAAATACTTTAATGGTATTGGTAATTATCTAAGAGCAGAGATAATTTATAGAGCAGGTGATGTAGATCCATTCTTACCAGCAGGTATGCAATTCGCAAGAAACCCAAAACTATTAGACTTA